CAGATAAAAGAGCGGAAGCAGATCCCAAAATCTGTCCAGCCTCCTCTGCTCTATGATTTAACAGAGCTTCAGCGGGAAGCCAACCGGCGATATCAGTATTCGGCTAAGGAAACCTTAAACTTATGTCAGCGCCTTTACGAGAACCATAAAGTGCTGACCTATCCCAGAACCGATTCCCGGTATTTAAGCAGCGATATCCTGCCTACCATACCAGAGAGGCTGAAAGCCTGTGCCACAGGTCCATACCGGAAACTGGCGGGCCGGGCTTTAGGGCAGAAGATCAGCCCTAAGGCATTTTTTGTTAATAATGCCAAAGTATCGGATCACCATGCCATTATTCCCACGGAACAGTTTGTCCAGCTGGATCATATGACGATTGACGAGCGGAGAATTTATGATCTGGTTGTCCGGCGCTTCCTGGCGGTGCTGTATCCGCCCTATGAATATCAGGAGTTAAAAGTTACGGTCTCCATTGAGGCAGAGTCTTTTGTTTCCTCTTTCGGCATTGTAACAGAAAAAGGATGGAAAGAGGTCTATGAGGAGGAAAACGGAAAGACGGTTCCGGGAGAAGGGATGGAGGAAGAAGAGGATTTAAGCGCTATAAGCGCGCCGCCGGAAGCATTGGGAACCCTGAAAGAGGGGGAAATCCTGCTGCCTGCCTGCCCGGCTCCTTTAACTCTTACGGAAGGGAAAACCAGGCCGCCGGCCCGCTTTACTGAGGGAAGCCTTCTTGCTGCCATGGAAAATCCTGCCGCCTACATGGAAACGGAGGATGAGAAGGAAAAAAGAGCTATGGTCAAAACCCTGGGGGAAACCGGCGGTTTAGGAACGGTAGCCACCCGGGCCGATATTATTGAAAAGCTGTTCCACTCCTTTTTGCTGGAGAAAAAGGGACAGGAAATTTATCTTACCCCTAAGGCAAAACAGCTTTTGGAGCTGGTTCCCCGGGACTTAAGGACTCCGGAGCTTACCGCCAGGTGGGAAGGCCGGCTTATGAAGATTGCAGAGGGGAAGGAAAGCCGGGATCGGTTTATGAAAGATATCCGGGACTATACTAATTCCCTTATGGGAGAAATCAAAGCCGGGGAGGGAAGCTTCCGCCACGATAATATGACAAACAAAAAATGCCCGGTTTGCGGAAAGCGCCTTCTGGCTGTAAACGGAAAAAACAGTCAGATGCTGGTATGCCAGGACCGGGAATGTGGTTACCGGGAGACCGTATCCCGGGCCTCCAACGCCCGATGTCCCAAATGCCATAAAAAAATGGATTTAAAAGGAAGCGGGGAGGGAAAAATCTTTGTCTGCCGCTGCGGTTATAAGGAAAAGCTGTCTTCCTTTACGGAACGCCGTAAAAAAGAGGGGGCAGGAGTATCAAAACGGGATGTGGCCCGATATTTAAACCAGCAGAAAAAAGAGGCAGAAACGCCTATAAATTCTCCTTTTGCCGATGCTTTTGCAAAACTTAATTTGGACAAATAACAGAATATAACGAAAATGACAATATTTCGTAAGAATTATTTCAAGATTAATCTGGAAATTTGTGCTATAGTCAATATAAAGAAACCCCGTTTATGAAGGAATGGTTTTTATAAATTAATTGTAACGGTTCAGCAGTGGGGAAATGTACTGCAAACTGGCTGAACACCTGCAATTGAGTTAAGGAGAAGGAGGTAATTTTATGAGAAAGAGACAGTTTTTAACATCTATCGCCGGAGCAGTATTTTTAAGCGCCGCAGCCGCTATGAGCGTATTTGCGGCAGGCTGGGTTACGGGAGCTGACGGACAATGGAACTATCTGGAAAATGACGGAACCAAGGCAACCGACGCATGGCGCAAGGACAGTTCAGGCAACTGGTTTTATCTGGATGGCAGCGGCAATATTGTCACCAACCGGCTGATCGACGACACTTACTATGTAAATGAGTCCGGGGCCATGGTTAAGAATGCCTGGAAGGAGCTTCCCAATGACGATTGGGGCGGCAACGACATGGTATGGTATTACTTTACTGACAGCGGCAAGGCAGTGGAAGAGGGCTTAAGAACCATTGACAAAGCGAAATATTACTTTGAGGGCCGGCAGATGCAGACCGGATGGCATGAAGTAAATGGTAAGCTCTATTACTTTAAGGACAGCGGCGCAATGGCCACCGGATGGCAGTATATTGATCATGGGGACGGCGATTCGGACAGCTGGAGCGAGCCGGAGTGGTATTACTTCTCCAATTCGGGACAGATGTCCGTATCCAAAGAGCAGAAAATCAACGGAAAGTCCTATATTTTTGATGAACAGGGCCGTATGCTTACCGGCTGGATTGATAATGAGAGCCACACCTCAGCAAAATACGGGGATATCAGCGGCGCCAGTGATTTAAGATATCATGGCGATGACGGCAGCGGAGTAGAAGGATGGCAGTATCTGACCAATCCGGATAACACGGAAGAAGGCTGGTACTATTTCGTTGGCGGCCGGGCATACAGTACAAAATATAAAGGTAAGAAGCTGGACGATGATTATGCACTGGCAAGTATCAGCGGAAAGACCTACTGCTTCCGGACAGACGGCCGTATCTATACTGGACTTTTAGAGCTGAATGACGGCAGAAAATTCTACTTTGACGACAAGGGAGCCATGAAAACCGGACGTGTGGTAGTCAATGATGAAAACCACGATAATGAAGTATTCTACTTTGATTCTACCGGATCTTTGGGATCGAAAGGCGACGGCGTCACCGGTATGAAGAGCGGATACTTATATAATGAGGGCGCTTTGGTTCGTGCAGAGTCTGGTATGAAATATCAGGTTGTAGAGGTAGACGGACTTCAGTATATGGTTAACGAATCCGGCAGCGTTAAGACCAGCGGAACAGTAAGGGATGCTGACGGCGTTAAGTACAAGATTACCAAGGCAGAAGGCGGCGGCTACAATATTGAGATTGTAGATGAGGATCGCTGATAAAGATTGAGCTTGACAAATTTTTGTTCCATGCTATAATGAGGGCTAAGAAACAGGCAACGCGCAGATGGGAAGAGTAAGGAATCCAAAAGTGCCCAGAGAGGGATGTATCCGGTGTAATCATCCTGCATCAGTAGGTTCCCCAAGACCATCCCGGAGTGTCCCTTAATCGGGAACGGTGATTCCGTTATCATCAGAATAAGTGGTTTGAGCAGACAGTATGCTCACTCAAAAAGGGTGGAACCGCGATTGTGTAAGATCGTCCCTTGTCATACAGACGTATGGCAAGGGACTTTTTTGTATTATAGGAATCTTGATCCTGTGATATAAAATACTTTGCGGGGATCTCACTGCGGCTGATTTGAACAGAAAAAGGAGAGATTACCATGAAAATCACATTAAAAGACGGCTCTGTAAAAGAGTATGCAGAGCCCATGTCCATTCTGGATATTGCAAGAGATTTAAGCGAAGGGCTGGCAAGAGTAGCCTGTGTGGGCGTGGTAGACGGCAATACTGCCGATCTGCGTACCGTGCTGGACAAAGACTGTGCTTTAAATATCTGCACAGCCAATGATCCGGAGGGCCTGGCAGCTCTGCGCCACTCTGCCAGCCACGTAATGGCTCAGGCTATCAAACGCCTGTATCCAATGACCAAGCTGGCGATTGGCCCTTCTATTGCAGACGGTTTCTACTACGATGTAGACCCGGAAACTACCTTTACTGCAGAGGATATGGAAAAAATTGAAGGGGAGATGAAGAAAATCATAAAAGAAGCCCTTCCCATCAAGCGTTTTACCCTTCCCAGAGAGGAAGCCATTGCCTTTATGCAAAAGAGAGAGGAGCCTTACAAGGTAGAGCTGATTGAAGATCTGCCTGAGGGCGAGGAGATCAGTTTTTATGAGCAGGGAGAATTTGTAGATCTGTGTGCCGGCCCTCACTTAATGAACACCAAGGATCTGGGAAAAGCTTATAAGCTGATGAACCTGGCAGGGGCTTACTGGAGAGGCAGTGAGAAAAATAAGATGCTGACCCGGTTTTACGGAACTGCTTTCGGGAAGAAGGCAGAGCTGGAGGCCTATATCACCATGATGGAGGAAGCGAAAAAGCGGGATCACAGAAAGCTGGGCAAAGAGTTAGGACTGTTTATGATGCATGAGGCAGGGCCTGGCTTCCCCTTCTTCTTACCGAAAGGAATGGAATTAAAGAACACTTTGTTAGACTACTGGAGAGAGATTCATAAAAAAGCCGGTTATGTGGAGATTGCCACCCCTATTATTTTAAACAGAAAGCTGTGGGAGACCTCCGGCCACTGGGATCACTATAAGAATAACATGTATACCACTGTTATTGATGAGGAAGACTATGCAGTAAAGCCTATGAACTGCCCTGGCGGCATTTTGGTTTACGCGTCAGAGCCCCGTTCCTACCGGGATCTGCCCTTACGCATCGGCGAGCTGGGGCTGGTACACCGCCACGAGAAATCCGGCCAGCTCCACGGCCTTATGAGAGTTCGCTGTTTTACCCAGGATGATGCCCACATCTTTATGACTCCGGATCAAATTAAGGATGAGATTAAGAAAGTAGCCAATTTAATTGACAATGTATATTCCTTATTTGGATTTAAGTATCATGTAGAGCTGTCCACCAGGCCTGAGGATTCCATGGGAAGCGAAGAGGACTGGGAGATGGCAACAGACGGATTAAGAAGCGCTCTGGACGAGCTGGGACTTCCCTATGTAGTAAATGAGGGGGACGGCGCTTTCTATGGTCCTAAAATTGATTTTCACTTGGAGGATTCTATTGGCAGAACCTGGCAGTGCGGAACTATTCAGTTAGACTTCCAGCTTCCCCAGCGGTTTGAGCTGGAGTATATGGGAGCGGACGGCGAAAAGCATCGCCCCATTATGATTCATCGGGTTGCCTTTGGTTCCATTGAGCGCTTTATCGGTATTCTGATTGAGCATTTTGCAGGCGCCTTCCCTACCTGGCTGGCTCCGGTGCAGGTAAAGGTGCTGCCTATCTCTGATAAGTTCAGCCAGTATGCAGATGCTGTAGCCGAAAAGCTTGGGGATGCAGGAATCCGGGTTGAGGTAGATACCCGCTCTGAGAAGATCGGCTATAAGATCCGCTCTGCTCAGATGGAAAAAATCCCTTATATGCTAGTAGTAGGCCAGAAGGAAGCAGAAGAGGGCGTTGTCTCTGTCAGAAGCCGCTTTGCAGGCGATGAGGGGCAGAAAGGCTTAGAGGAGTTTATGGCCGCCATTCAGGAAGAAATTGTGAAAAAGGCTATCCGGCAGATGGAGAAAAAAGAAGAAAAATAATGGCTATGAAACAAAAAAGACTGTTCTACCTGGATGTAATACGGGCAGTCTGTGCAGTGATGATTGTAGTTTATCATTTCCCACTGGCTATTTCCCAGCCGGTTGACTACTTTCACGCCTTTGCAAACGGCAGCTTCGGAATGATAGCAGTGTACTGCTTTTTCATGGTCTCCGGGGCTGCCCTGATGCACCGGTATAGGGATGAGGACAGGCTGGATTTAAAAAATTTTTATAAGAAGAGATTTTTAAGCCTTTATCCGCTCTTTTGGATTACTTATATTATGGCATTTTTCTGGGTGGTCTGGCAGCTTCGGGAGGTATACCGGATTATTCCCACTTGGTCGATTATCTGGTCAGTGATAGGAATAGATGGCTGGCTGGTAAACTTGGTTCCCACCTTTTATATGGTGGGAGAGTGGTTTTTGGGAAGTATCCTGATTCTGTACCTGGCATTTCCTGTGCTGCGGGTGTGGTATAAAAAGAACCGCCATTTAATTACTGCCATCCTGTTTTTGGCGGCCCTGGCTTTATTTTACCGCAATCCTTTCCCTGTTGAGATTAAACAGAATCCAGTTGCAGACATGTTTTACTTTCTTTTGGGCGCCTGGTTGGAGGATATGCGCCAGGATTTTGAGGTAAAGCGCCCCAAAGCTTTAAGACTTGTATGGATTTGTACTGCCTTAGGTATGTTCCTGTGGATATTCGTGCCTGTGACAAACGGGGTGGGGCAATTTGGAAGGGAAGTTTCTTTCCTGATTTTCAGTGTGAATTTTTACCTGTTCTGGATAGGGGCGGCAAAAGTGTTAGAAAGAACCAGATTGGCCAATAATTTTTTAAAACGGATTGCTGCTTCCAGCTACGGGATCTTTTTAACTCATCACATGGCAGCGCAGATGATCACCGGTCATTTCTATGGAGCAGAATCCAGCGCCAGAGAAATCTTTGTCATGCTTCTTATGACATTTGCCCTGACCTGGATTTGGACCATTATAATCTATAAAATCCAGGCATACATAAAATCGTTCCTTTGAGCCATACTAACTTTGCCAAACCAAACAATCTGCCCACGGGCAAAGGAGGACTTTCTTATGACAAAGTTAGATTGTAATGTAACCAGTTGTGTGCACAACTCTGAGAACTGCTGTTGCAAGCATGGTATTGTGGTGGAAGGCCAGACAGCCAAAGACAGATGCGATACCTGCTGCGGAAGCTTTGACGAGAACAAGGGAGAATCTTTTAAGAACCTGTTTAAGACACCGGAAAGCCGTTTAGAGGTGAACTGTGAAGCGGTAAACTGCGTGTACAACGAAGGACGCCGCTGCGCGGCAGATCACATCGGTATCGGCGGCGGCAAGGCAAGCTGCACCAGCCAGACTGAGTGTACTACCTTTAAGGCAAGATAAAATAAGAAAGTAAAGGGAAAAACGCCGCGGTGACAGCTGTTTTTGAGAGACAGCATCATTGCGGTGTTTTTGGGAAGAATTCGGCTGGATTTTGTAAAAAATTGACAAAATAGCAGGGGATGTCGCAAAATGAAACCAGAGACTTTCTAACTGAAACAAAACAAAGTTATAAAATTAAATGCGAAAAGAGTTGAATAAACTCTATCGCATTTATTTTTTTATCACATAAAAACCTAGATAAAATGCGGTGGAGCGGAAAACTCTCCCGCATTTTTTATTTTGCTCAAAAAGAGAAAAGGAGGCAACCATGGAAAGAAAACGGTACAAAAAATTAACCTATGCAGACCGGCAGATAATAGAACGTATGAGCGGACAGGGGAAAGCTGTAAAGGCAATAGCGTCAGCGACAGGCGTACACATTGCCACGATCTACAGAGAGATGCAAAGGGGATCTGATGAGGATGGGCACTACAAGGCAGAATTAGCACAACAAGCATTATTTAGTTGAGGAAAGCACATGGAGTACATACTTTAGAAAAAAGTAAGTACCCAGAGAGGATAGGAAAAAGGCTGGTTTTCCTATGGCTGGAAAATGTGCAGTAAATAAAGAAGGAAGAAATAGTAGGGGCAGACTGGATCAAATTTTTAGTAGATAAAGGTTTCTTGTTTTGAGTGCGGGCGGCACTGGAAAAACCGCCAGCGCCCTAATCAACGAAAAGGAACACCGAAACCGGTGCAGCAGGTTCGATACCTGCAGGGCGCATTTGTAGCAAGGGTGGCAACCTTGCGGCAGAGGCAGCAGTAAACGCTGTTATCTGTATACTGTGAAAAAATTACAGCGGTCACACCAGCTAGAGAGTGTGTAGTCGGTCAACAGGTTTTCGCTGCTTTTTAAAGAGAAAAGCAACCCACACAGTAAATAAAAGCCAAGAATCGGGATCGCATGAATAGAGCGAGAGAGCCGCCGAAGAAAAAATACCGTTTTTAGATTGAAATGACAAACCCAAAAAAGAAACCGGAGGATACAGAAGATGTATAGCACTACAAGATTTTTCTTCCCTCATGGCAGAGAAGATGAAGCTATGGATTGCACCTTTAAAGAATTTAAGACAATCGAAAAAGCTATTGCTTACGCTCATAGATATTCTGGCGGCGTCAGGTTCGCAGCTTGTCAAATTGAAGATGAAAACGGTAAATTGCTTTATGAGGTTTTAGGAAGTGGCATAGTAGAATATTACAGATAGTCACACTATGGCAAGGTGCGCCAGAGAAATAAAGGGAAATAAAGCTAAAACAACAAATTAAAAGGCGAAGGCATGAGAAATGAGAGAGATAAAGGTTGAATGGTGCGAAAATTTCATTAAAGCAGCTTTTAGAAAGCATGTTCCGGAAGGCGGTGGAATACATACCGAATGTTTTTGGAACATGGCAGAAAAATCTGGTCTTTGGGAGCGTAGAACATACGATACACCAATGAGTAAAGCGCTGGAAAATTTGACAACTGTAGAAGCTGTGAAAGATATACATGGAAACTTTGCATACCACATTTTCAAATTAAAACAGTCAAAGGGATAAAGATGAATAACTTTAAGGCAACTGAAAAGAGCAAGGAAAATATCATAATCGATTGCTTTGCCGGAGGCGGCGGGGCATCCGTAGGGATTGAGATAGCCCTGGGCAGGCAGGTGGATATCGCCGTGAATCATGATCCGGAAGCGATCCGGATGCACAAGACCAACCACCCAGACACCCTGCATCTGACGGAGGATATTTTTGAAGTAGATCTTCCTGGCTACGTGGGAAACAGGCATGTGGCGCTGATGTGGGCAAGCCCGGACTGCACCAGCCACAGCAAGGCAAAAGGTGCCCAGCCCAGGAAGCACGGCCTGCGGATCCTCCCGTGGGCCGTATATAAACATGCGAAAACCATTCTGCCGGATGTGATCCTCATGGAGAATGTGGAGGAAATCCAGCAGTGGGGGCCGCTTGATGAAAACGGAAAGCCCATACCGGACAGGAAAGGAGAGGATTACCGGAAATTTATCGCATCCATGAAATCGCTGGGGTATGCGTTTGACAGCCGGGAGCTGGTGGCGGCAGACTATGGTGCCCCCACAACCAGGCGGCGGTGGTATGCAGTTTTCCGGAAAGACGGCAGGGAAATCGTGTGGCCGGAGCCAACACATGCAAAAGGGGCGGCAGGCGGCCGGAAGCCCTGGAAGCAGTGCGGAAATTATATTGACTGGTCGGATTTGGGAAAAAGCATATTTGACCGGAAAAAGCCGCTTGCAGAGGCAACCATGCGCCGGATAGCAAACGGATATGTGAAATATGTGGGAAACAATCCAAACCCGTACATAGTGAGGGATCGGGAGGCGGTGGCGTTCCTGATTCAGTATCACGGAGAACAAAAAGCCGGGGATTCAAGAGGACAGCTTCTGACGGAACCAATAAAAACCATTGATACAAGCAACCGGTACGGCCTAGTGACTGCATTTATCACAAAGTTTTATAAAAGCGGCATTGGGCAGGGGTGCGGCGAACCATTGCATACCATAACGACTTCCCCGGGCCATTTCGGGCTGATTAGTGCGTTTCTGATTAAGTATTACGGAACCGGGTGCGGGCAGGAGCTTTCCGCCCCGCTGGGAACGATCACAACAAAAGACAGGTTCGGCCTGGTAAACATTATAACGGACATTGACGGAGAGAAGTATATTCTGAAAGATATTTTCCTGCGGATGTTAAAACCAGAAGAACTGAAGCTTATGCAGGGGTTTCCGGAAGATTACATAATCGACAGGGATGATAAACAGGATCCGTACCCGGTGAAAGAACAGGTGGCAAGGATTGGGAACAGCGTAGTGCCGATCATGGCGGAGGCATTGGTAAAAGCAAATTGCGGCTATTTAAAAACCGGCGAAAGGCTCCCGAACCTGAGAATTGTTAAGGAGCAGACGGGGCAACTGAAATTTACCTGAAGAGCGAGAGAGCCACCGAAGAAAAGACCCGGGAGAACAGCAAATTAAAAAGCGAGGGTATGAGAAGTAATAATGAATAAAGAGGAAAGCAAACGAAAAAAAAGCAAAACAGTTACGGTATAAAAAGCCCATTGTAAGAGATTTGAACTTAGATAGAATCAGAGAAGAATTATGGGACATGATTTCTGCCTGTGAAGATATCCATTGGTATGACGGTAATGAAGAATCACTGGTAAACGCACTGGACGGGAACGAGGATGAAGCGTATGAGTTCAAAATGGCATTTTCTGATTTGGAGGCAGAGCTTGAACATTTGACGATATGCTTCTGCAAGTTCCGCAGGAATATTGGATTCAGTAAGAGGTGCCTATGGGAATGTATCATAAAAACAGAATAGAAAAATAGCCATTGTGCGCCAACACAATGACTATTGAAAATAGTGCAAATGCAAATCTTAAGCTAATAAAATTATACCATTTGTTGCGTTTGCCGTCAAGCCAAAACACCGGCAAATAAGCCGGTTTTGGGCTTGTTCAAACTATTAACTTTAGGATCATATATGGCAAAAGAATATGACGCAAAAGAAGGTGTAATTAAATTTGGGATATTTTAAAACATCAGTAGAGGCGGGGGCGACGATTGAGGTCACTAAGAGCTATACAAAGAGAGTAGGGATAAAGGCAAGAGGGAGGAAGGAGAAGCCGACAGCGGAGGAAATAGAAAAAGTCAATCAGATGAACGCAGAAAGAACCCTAAGACTCAAGATAAACCATAATTTTAGAGTAGACGATCTTTTCATCACATTGACGTACCAGAAAGACAAAAGACCAGATCCGGGAGAGGCAAAGAAAAACATTAAAAAGCTGATAGACGGATTAAGGCGAGAGTATGGGAGGGTGGGGGTGGCTTTGAAATGGGTGTGCGTGACAGAATATCTGAATAAAGCAATACACCATCACTTATTGATTAACCATATTGAGGGGCGGGATGTACCTAAATGGGTACGTAAGCTCTGGAAGTTTGGCAGACCGAACTTTAAATATTTAGACGATACCGGACAGTATAAAGATCTTGCAGCGTATTTGATAAAAGAAACATCAAAGACATACAAGGCAAAGGACGGAACGAAAAAACAAAGGTACAGTTGCAGCCGCAATTTGGTGATGCCGGTACCGAAAACCGAGATCATCAAAAAGGCGAAAAAGTGGTTACCGGATCCGAAGCCAATAAAAGGCTATTACATAGATGAAGACACGATATATAACGGAATAGATCCTTTTACTGGAAAAGCGTATCAAAGATATACAATGGTGCGTATTTTGGGAAGCGGGGGTTAGACAAGGAGAAAAACAGAATGATCTATATGGGATCGAAAAGTAAAATAGCGGATTACATAGTGCCGATTATCCAAAGCCATATAGCCATAAGTGGTAGCAGAACCTATATAGAGCCGTTTTGCGGCGGATGCAATGTAATCGACAAAATAAAGGCAAATAATCGAATAGCGGCAGACAAAAATGAATATTTGATTGCACTATTTAGACATTTACAAAGCGGTGGAAAGCTACCTGACGCAGTATCAAAGGAAGAATACAATAAAGTAAGGGCAGCTCCAGGTGCCTTTCCAGAATGGTATGTTGGGGCAATAGGGTTTCTTGCATCATTTGGGGGTAGATTTTTTGATGGAGGTTATGCGGGAACAGCGAATAGCAGGAATTATTACCAAGAGGCTAAAGAGAACATTTTAAAGCAAATACATCAAGGAGGGATTTCCGGAATAGATTTCATGGCCAAAGATTACCAGGAATTTAACCCGAAAGGTTGTGTTGTATATTGCGATCCGCCCTATGAGAACACAAAAGGATATAAAAGCGCGAAAGGATTCCGTCAATCGGAATTCTGGCAGCTCATGAGGGAATGGAGCCGTAATAATGTCGTTTTGATCTCAGAGCAAAAAGCCCCGGAGGATTTTGTTGCAGTCTGGGAAAAAGAAGTAGACTACACAATAAAAGCAAAGGAAAATTGCAGAGCAATAGAAAAATTATTTGTATGGAGGAAAAATATTGAGGGTAGGGCTAATTGATGTAGATGGTCATAACTTTCCTAGTTTACCGATTATGAAAATATCTGCATACCACAAAGCGAAAGGCGATAGCGTAGAATGGTACAAGCCGCTATTTACGGAAGAACTGGATAGGGTATATATGTCAAAAGTCTTTACATTTACGCCGGAGTATCAGTATTACATAACCGCAAAAGAAATTATAAGGGGCGGTACTGGCTACAATTACCCAAGTGGCGGAGAATCTTTGCCAGAAGAAATAGAACATATTTACCCAGACTATCAATTATATGGAATTACAAATATCGCATACGGCTTTTTAACAAGAGGTTGCCCGCGAAATTGTGATTTCTGCATTGTAGGGAAGAAAGAAGGGCTATGCAGCAGGAAAGTTGCCGATTTATCGGAGTTCTGGAAAGACCAAAAAGAAATTAAACTATTGGATCCAAATATTTTAGCAGCAAGGGAACACAAGGAGCTATTGGAACAGCTTGCAGTATCGGGCGCGTGGGTAGATTTCACACAGGGATTAGATGCAAGACTTTTGACAGAGGAAAACATAGAAATTTTAAAACGGATCAAGCTGAAAATGATACATTTCGCATGGGATAATATGGCAGATGAAAAATTGATTGTACCAAAGCTGAAATTATTCAAAGAGAAAACTGAAATAGACAAACGAAAATGTGCAGTTTATGTGTTGACAAATTTTAATAGTACACTACAGGAAGACTTACACCGAGTTTACACAATACGCGATCTAGGAATGGCACCATTTGTAATGGTTTATGAAAAACAGACAGCACCAAAGGAAATAAAAGATCTGCAAAGGTGGGTAAATAACCGTATTATTTGGTATAGCACAGAAAAATTTGAAGATTACAGAGGCGATACAAAGATAAGGAGGCGAGGCTAAAGAGTGGTGGTAACATGGAAAGTAACACAAAAGGGGCATTATAATAACGCGAGTTATTCGGGCGATTTGAATGAGGCTTTAGAAAAAGCCAAAACCGACTTAAAGAAATATCTGAATGATAAAGACATTACGAAATGGGTTTGGTTAAAGGGGATAGCAGAGGCAAAAATAGCAGCGAATAAGCGGGCAATAGAACGGGCGCAAATATTTATAAAGCTTGCGAAAGAAGAATTAAAAAAGCAGGAGGCAGAAAATGGACAAAGTACACTTTAGCACCGGAAAAGACGACTGGGGAACCCCGCAGGATCTTTTCGATACACTTAACAAAGAATTTGCTTTCACTCTGGATCCGTGTGCAGATGAAAGCAATCATAAATGTCCAAAGTATTACACCAAAGAGCAGGACGGCCTGGCGCAGTCCTGGGAAGGGGAAACGGTATTCTGTAATCCTCCTTACAGCCGGAAAACAAAATCCAATGCTGGTCAAATTGCATGGATAGAAAAAAGTTACAGAGAAGCACAAAAGGGAAGCACGGTAGTAATGCTTCTTCCAGCCCGGACAGATACGATCATGTTCCATGATTACATTTTAGGCAAAGCAGAAATCCGGTTTATCAAAGGGAGGTTAAATTTTGAAACAGGCAAAGAAAAAAGCAAAGCCCCCGCACCATTCCCAAGCATGATCGTAGTATTCCGAGGGAGCCAGAAGATCAAAGAGGTAAAAAGCATAACAGCACAAGGGGGATAAAGTGGAGCTTTTGACAGTCAATATCGCCAAGGCATACCGGGACAGGGCAAAGGCCCTGCCATATAACGGCACACAGGACATAGGGAAGCGCCGGGAATTGCGTCAGGATCTGCAAAAGAGATGCGGTGTAACAGAGCTGGAAGCAATTAACATTATTAACGGGATCCATATCCAGGATTACTGCAGGAAATATTTAATAAAAGCAATTAAGGCGGCAGAGGAAGAAGCACAAGAGCAGCCAAAGAAAAGAACCAGGAAGAGCATCAAGGAATATCACTAAAACAGGAAAGGTGGAAGAGCGTGAAAAAAATAAAAAGCATTGTAACGAAATACGGAAAAATATGCTTCTTCTGTGGCAGACCGGCAGAATGTGAACATCATTTATTATTCGGGAACGGAACAAGGGAATTAGCAGAACAGGACGGATTAAAAGTACCTTCCTGCAATAGATGCCATAATATGGGAAACACATTAGAAAGGATACACGGAAACCCCATGGCTGAAAAAATGTCAAAAATATTAGGACAGGCAATATATGAGGCAAAGATCGGCAGCAGAGAAGAATTCCGGGCACGTTATGGCAAGTCTTACTTATGAGGTAGATCGTATGAACATAACAGAATACGTAAAGATTTTAGCCCAAAAGCAGATATACATGCAAGGGAAGGAGCGGGAAATACTACAGGAAATCGCAGCAATAACAACGCCAGAATTTGCACAACAGGCAGCAAAAACATTGGATCCAAAGAAACATCTCTATAGCTTTGATGGGTATCTCTCGTTGTTACAAACGCTCAGAACTGCATTATACGGAGGGATACCGTCAGATGTTGCATTAGATGCGGCACAAACCGGATGGAACGAGGAAACAATCATAGGAATGTGGAGAGCCATGAAAGAGCAAACAAAGTGATACACGAAAAATAGGGAGGATTAGCAAATGCAAACAATTTCGATAATTAGCTTAAAAGGAGGCGTGGCAAAGACCACAACAGCAGTAAATATGGCGTATATACTGGCAACCACACACAAAAAGAAAGTCCTTGTTATCGACAATGACAAGCAAGGAAACGCTTCAAAAGCCTTTGACCGGTACGACACCGAGGATAAGGACACCATAGCGCGGGTGATGCTGGAAAGGGCCTTGGATATTTCCGGGGTCATCAAGAGGACAAACTACGATAGGATCGACATTATCACCGCAAACATGGATTTACTGGAAGCAAACCTTAGAACTATAGTAGACACAGGCAGACAGCAGCAGACGCGCTTTAAAAAGGCCTTGGCAGCAGTAAGTGACAATTATGATTACTGCATCATTGACAACGCGCCAGATATCAACATGAGCATCATAAACGCGCTTGCAATGTCAGATGACGTAATTATGCCGATCTATATGGATCAGTATTCGTTTGATGGGCTAGATATCCTGTTAGACCAGATCGAACAGGTGCAGGAAGATTTTAACGAGAATCTCTTCTTTGCAGGCTGCCTGATCACGCAGTATCAAAACAATGATGTAAATAACCAGGGAATTGAATGGCTATCGGATCGCCATATCCCAGTATTCATCCAAAAAATCCGGCGAACCGACAAAAAGGTAAGCGAGAGCACGTTTGCCAAAATGCCGCTTGTAGAATATTCGGTGAGATGCGGCGCGGCGCAGGACTATAAAAAGTTTGTCGCGGAGTATTTAGGGAGTACAGATCGTGCAGATGCTTAAGTACCCAAATAGGGTACAAAGAGAAAGGAGGTAAATATGGCTTTTGACATGAAAAACTTTTTGAACGCAGAAAGCAGGAAAGACATAAAAAGCGATTGGAAACCGGTCAGGGTAAGCATAAGGAAACTAAGACCGGCCCCGGACACAAAAAACTTTTATCATGCAGAGGATAAGGAGATCCAAGACCTTGCGGCAAGCATAGAGCTTATAGGGCTACAGCAGTACCCGGTTGTCAGGCCGGTAGAAGGGACAGACGAATACGAGGTAATAGCCGGACACAAGCGGCGGCTCGCACTTCTTCGGTTGCTGGACGAAGGGAAAACAGAATACGAGACGATCCCCTGTAAAGTAGAAACCTCGGACGACATCCGAGACGAATTAATCTTGATCTTCACGAATTCCACACAGAGGGAAAGAACGGACTACGAAAAAATGATGGAGATCGGGAGGGTACGGGAACTCCTGACCGAATACCAAAAATCCCATGAACTGACCGGACGGAAGCAAAAGATCATTGCTGGGATCTTAGGAACCAGCAAAACCAAAGTAGGGACACTGGACAATATCAATAGCCATCTGATCGAACCGTTCAAAGGAGAATTTGCATCAGGAAAGATCAGCACAAGTACAGCGAATGAGATTGCCGGATTAACCCCGGAAGCGCAGACAGAGCTATTTAAAACGTACCAGGAAACAGGCTCCCTGTCAGCCAAAAGTGCCAAAGCCATAAAAGAACAGGCAGAGGATGAACAGACAGAGGGGCAATATAACATATACCAGTATCCGGAATACCCGCCAGAGAATCTAAAAAATGAGGTTCGGCAGTATTCAGAAGAAACGGGAATAGGGATAGAAGAGGCTGCAAGCATCATCTTTAACAGGCATCAGCGCGGCCAGGAGCCGCCAGAAGAGATAGAGCTAGAAGAAACTACACCGGAACCGGAGAAAAGGCAGGAAACGGCGCAGGAAGGGCCACAGGAAAACTTTATGAATCAACCAGAAACCCAAGTGACTTATAATATGCCGACGCCGGACAATACAGACAGAAAAAGTCTTGTCATTAATGGCAAAATCAATATGCACAAAGAATATAACGGCATGGCAGTTTGCTACTTCACAGGTGCAGTTATCAGTTCGGGACTTTTCGAACCAGAGTTCTGGGAAGGTTGGAAGTATGCCGGTGGAAATTGCGGAAAACCCAAAGAATCATACATAGCAGACTACGCCGAAGCCAAGTATACATCCACCAGAACCAAAGCAGGCTATACGGTGCAGTCTGAAAAATGCGAGGCAGTATTAGCAGGAACCGGTTTAGTAGTTTCCAGAAATTCAATGAAGCAGACAGGATTTATCAGCTATAGAGAACTAGCGGAGCTGATCGACGCTATGATCTATACGAAAGTAATTGAGTTTAAAACCATTGAAAGCGATCTGAAATCATGGGCCTATCGAACTGTGAAGGACTTAGCCTCAGTCAGCGACTATCTGACAGAAAGTGAAATTATTCTTCTACAGGATCTTGTGATGCGCTGCAAGGAGAGGAAGGGGAAATAATGGATAGGCCAATTATTTTTATAAACATGGATAACACACCAAAATTTTGTGACAACCGGTGTAATAATAAAAGCTGCAAAAAGCACATTAGCAAATTAACGGGATATTATGGTGGAGCGGTAATAAGCAAACTAAGAAACATGCCGGAATGCGAAGGCTATATATCCAAGTGGAAGCGGTCACATGCTGAAATAGAACAGATAAAAAAAGAAATGAGGGAGGCTGGAATAACATAACATTGGGGTTATAAAAACAGTTCAAAAGAAGTGAAAGGAGATTAGCATAGAATGAGTGATAAACGGAAGGATGCAGTAGATCTGATAAAAGATATCGAAAAAGCATGTATAAAAAGAGGACTGAATTTAACGATATATGACGGAAGGATCGGGTTTGTGGATCAGGAAAAAAAGAAGATTATTATGTTATGGAATCCGAAATACAGACTGTAATATTTTTGTAAACACCGATAACGCGCTAAGGAGGATAAAAGATGGTATTTTGGATTACAGTAATCTTAATGGTTTCAGGGATTGCCTGGGGGATATTTGCGTATGTACATTTTTCCGAGTTTGAGAGTTTTTTTGGTTGGTTTATCGGGCTAGGAAGTGGGATTATCGCAATAATTATGCTGATTGCAATTATATGTGCTCATCTTGGAACTGACGCAAAGGTTGAATTATGGAGAGAGCAGTACAAAGCGCTTACATACAAATTGGAAAGCGGTAAATGCCGTGACGAATTCGGCTTATTGAGCAAGGAAATTATAGATGAAATCCAAAATTGGAACCAAGATGTTGTTTATAATAAGAGCGTCCAGAAAGATTTTTGGATTGGGGTATTCCATCCGGATATTTTCGACGAATTTGAAACGATAGATTATGAGAGACACGAAAACAAAGTCCAAGAGCCTTCACCCTATTAAAAAGATTGGAAGTTAGGAGATAGCGTTATGAAAGCAGTATTAATAATAGATATGCCGGAAAATTGCAGGAATTGTGATTTCTTTGGCTTTACATGTAAATTGACAAAAACCAGATGCAACTATAGCGACGAAGGAAGAAATGAAGACTGTCCGCTACAGCCGATAGAAAAGGTATATGCAGAAATGGAGAAGGACAGGGCGGCAGGAGAAATGACTTTTTGCTATCTGGGTACTCCATGCCCTTATCAGAACCCGTAAAAATGCTGTAGAAATCAAGAGAATATAGGGAAAGCAAGATGATTGATGAAAAAAAATTATTTGAAGTTATAAAAGAGCACAGCTATCCAATAACACAACTTGATAAACGTATTGATATTGGAATGACTTTGCTGGGGATTAAACAAGCAATTGACGAACAGCCCAAAACCGGCGAATGGATTCCCTGCAGTGAGCAGACACCAAAAGAAGGAGGTACGTATTTTGTTACTGCAATCGAAAATGGATTGCGTCACACAACGTTTGCAAAATGGCAATCAAGATACAAGGAATGGGAATTAAGAGGAGCAAGGGCTTACTGGAAAGTCATTGCATGGCAACCATTACCGGAAGAGTATCAAGGATAAAACAGGAGGGATGATGGGAAGCAATAAAACCAGAATTACAAGAGAGCAGTATAAAAGGTTTAAGCGCATGGATCATAAGCAGATGGAAGATTTTATCGTAAATCTTTACAACGAAGGATACACAGACGGAAAAAAGGCAGCACAGCCCAAAGTAAAACCTTCTGACATTGCCAACATTTTAGTAGACATTAAAGGGGTTGGAACCAAGAAAGCGGCTGAGATTATGGCAGCGGTAAATAAATTGTATGAAACCCCACAGAAAGTAGAAAGTGAATAAGGGGCAAAAAGAAAGCGAGGCAAAACAGATTGAAGGCGATCTTAACATACAAAACTATAATAGACGGTAAGGAGGTAGAACAAACAAGACTTTTTGATACTGAAAAAGCGAAAAAAATATGCGGCGTCAAAAATGGTTTTAACAACACGGTACAGGAAATATACATAACGGATAAAGGCGTATTATTCCTGCATAACACGATTGGAAAAGGAAGCATAGAGGTTGCAGACCAAAAGAGGGTAAGACAGTGGATCGGCGAAAACGAACCGGATAAATACATTGAATTTTTCGGAGAAGTGGAGGAAGGATAAGATGGCGATCTCAAAAGAAGTAAAAGAAACCATTGCAATAACTATTGATGAGGTATTCAAAAAAATGAATAGCATCTCATGGTTGGAGCGTCAAAGGGCAATGAAAGACGAAGCTTTCAAGAATACGGAAAAGATCCTTTACTGTTTTCAAATCCTGAAGGAGCACGTAAAGGATGAAGAGGAATATTTAGGAATGGCCAGCAAAAAGAAAAGCGGTAGTATAATCCGGTATTCCAAGAACAAAACGGAAGAGCCGGACGAAGATCAACTTTTGAAAGATCGTCTTGAATCCTACCGGCGTAGTAAGAATGATGTGGAACGGATCGAAAAGGCCTTGAAAAAGATTAAAGGCAAAAAAGGGTATGAAGTGATCCAGATGCGGTATTTACAGCGCAAGAAGGTAAACGAAGGAGGAAAACAGACAGAAGAGATTTACACATTTGAAGAGATTGCAAATATCTTAAGCGGGCTACCGGGGTATAATGACAACCTGAACGAGAAGACCGTAAGGAATTATAAAAACGCGCTGGTGCGTGATATGGCGATTTTTTTGTTCGGATCGGACGCAGTGTAGCGCGGGAAGGGAAAGCGGCTGAAATGCCGTAAATACGGGGCAGAAGAGGGGAAACGGAGGCTTGACAGGCCGCCCGATCTGCCGCCCTGGACAAGTCGGTTTCTACGTGCTATAATAATTACAATTTCAAAACTATGCAAAACAAAAGCGCGGCGGTTTCCGGAATAGAAGCCTGCCGTGCTTTTCCTATGGGGAGGTGAGCACATAAACATATGGCGTTAATGAAATATTGTAATAAAACCGGATGCAACCGGTTAATCCCACAAGGAGCTAAGTATTGCGAGGCACACATGACAGAACCGGCAGAGGAAAACCGGCAGAGGCACAAGGACTATGACAGGCATTGCAGGAACCAGACAGCAAAGGCTTTTTATAATAGCGCTGAGTGGAAGGCGGCAAGAGGGCAGGCGTTGGCGAGAGATGCAGGTATTGATATCTACTTATACATTGCAGAGGGAAGGATCGTAACGGCTGACACGGTGCATCACATTGTAGAGCTGTCAGAGGATTATTCCAGGCGGTGTGACCTGGATAACCTGATAAGCATATCGGAGGCAACACACAGCATGGTAAGCAAGGCATACAAGGACACCATAAAAAGGAAGGCAATGCAGCAGACGTTAAGGGAGTGCATACGGGAATACCAAAAGAGAGTTGCAGGGTAGGGGGTGCAAAAAAGTTTTAGGCCATTCCTGCCAAGACCGCAGCCCTCCTAAATTCCTGCAAAAACTCCCTAAATGAACTTTTTTAGAAAGGGGGTTCCAGGGCATGGCAAGGCCAAGACAGCCCATTGATCTAATCGCCGCAAAAGGGCGGAAACACTTGACAGTTGAAGAATATACAGAGCGGAAGCAATCAGAGGTTACAGCGTCGGCGGATCAGGTAAAACCGCCGCTTTTTTTATCTAAAAAAGAGCGTGAAAAATTCATGGAGCTGGCAGGACAGCTCATTGAGCTAAAGATCATGACCAACCTGGATTGTGACGTGCTGGCAAGATATATAAAGGCGGAGACCGAGTATGTCAAGGTTACAAAGCAGCTCGTAAAAATAAAGTTTTTGCCGGACAAAAAAAGCATGGTTTCAGAAGAGACACAGCTTGCGGAACAATACGCCAGGTACAATTTCCTCTCCAAGATCCAGAACCGGCTTATGAAGGCCTGTAATGAAAATGCAAGGGAATTAGGCCTGACGATCTCAAGCCGGTGCAGATTAGTAATACCAAAAGAAAAGGACGAAAAACCGGAAAACAAATTTATGAAGTACACAAAGCACGCACAGGGCTATGGCTAAGATATTAAAAACGGCGGATCGGGTATCCCAATTTGCAGAAAAGAATGTAAAAAATAAAAAAGATTTTGGGGAAGATGGGCGGCTTGCATTTAAAAGGCATCTAAACGATCTAAAGCGCTCAGAAAAGGGGGATCCGGAATTCCCATATATTTTTATACCGGAAAAGGCAGAGGAAATAATCGGGCTTGCCAACGAGATGACGATAGCGGAGGGGGAAGAAACACAACCGTTTACCTGCGCTGGCTTCCAGGAATTTATTTTAGGCTCTCTTTTTGGCTGGGTGCACAAAGATACCAAGAAGCGCCGGTTTACCGACAGCTATATACAGGTGGCGCGCCAGCAGGGGAAAAGCATCTTAAATGCCATCTTAGGGATTAAATGCAGCAATTTTGACAACTACCATTATGGCCAAATTTACTGTACTGCCACAAAATCAGACCAGGCGCGGATCGTTTTAAATGAGATCGCCAAATTTATAGAAGCGGACGCTGACCTTCTGGAATTGTTTAACATCAAGGATTACAAAAGCGAGATAACCGGATCACTTACGGGTTCCGTCATTAGGGCGCTGGGGCGTGATACAAAGTCTATAGACGGATTCCGGCCATATCTGGGGATCGTAGACGAATATCATGCACATAAAGATAACCAGATGTACAAGCTGCTGAAAGGCGGCACAAGACATTTAAAGCAGTCCCTTGTATCCGTAATTACAACAGCAGGATTTAACCTGAATGGCCCGTGCTATGAATTGTATAAATACTGCCGCCGGGTATTAAGAGGGATTGACACAAACGAGGGCCAATTTGTTTACATAGCCCAGATGGACGAAGGGGATAACATCTGGAATCCCAAAAACTGGATCAAGTGCTGCCCGTTATCCGGGAAAGATCCGGAATTGCTCTCCCGGATGCAGGAAGACGCAAAAAAAGCCAAATCAATGGGCGGGGATGAATTAAGGGACTTCCTCACAAAATCGCTGAATATCTGGGTTACAAGTACAGAAACAGCCTTTCTTAACCTGGCAGACTGGGAGAAGTGCGGCGGTAAAAAGACACTGAAAGACTTCCAGGGGAAACGGGCAGTCTGCGGCCTGGATCTATCAAGCGGCGGGGATTTAACATCACTTGCACTAATTTTTCCCTACGAAGACCTAAAAACCGGGGATAAGAAATACTACATCTATTCCCATTCCTTCATCCCCAAGGGGCGTATGCAGGAACATATGGACAAAGAAGATAATGCGCCGTATGTAATCTGGGAAAAAGAGGGATTATTAACCGTAACAACAGCCGCAGGGGGAATAAAAACAGACTATAAGACAATTTTGGCCCACCTCAGAGGGATAATTGATACATACGACATTGATTTGGTTTCGATAGGATACGATCCACACAATGCAAGCGCATTTTTGTTAGATCTGGAAGACTTTGGCTGCGATCTGATCGAGATCAAGCAGAGCGCAAGAAGCCTGAATGATGCGACAGTCGATTTTCAGTTAGAGGTAAAGGCCCACAATATCGAATATGATGAGCGCAACAAGCTGTTAACCAGATCCATGAATGACGCCATATTATCAGCCCCTAACAGCTTTGGAGAAATTAAAATTGATAAAATGCTGCAAAAGAACCGGATTGATCCCTGTGATGCAGTGATATGCGCCCACAAGCTGGCCATGGGAATGGAGGTGGAAGAAATCACCGCCGATCAGAGCGTAGAGGAATATCTAAAAATGTTTCAGGAGGAAAAGGAAGACAGTGAATGAAGATATCGGATAAGATCAAAAATATGTTAAACAAAACCGTAAGGCCGGTAGCGGGCGCAGAGGATGAACAGCTTTTAGAATGGCTGGGAATATCGGGAACCCCCAAAAAAGTATTAGGGGAAGTAACCTATTTCACCTGTCTGAAAATGCTGTCGGAAACCCTAGGGAAGATGCCAATAAAATTTTACCAGCAGACAGAAAAAGGAATAGAAGAGGCAGCAGCAAACGGGGTCTGCCTTCTGCTTAAGAACCGCCCTAACCCACAGATGACGCCAACAGTATTCTGGAGCACCGTAGAAAATAACCGCAACCATTATGGCAACGCCTACGTGTGGGCGCAGAAAGAATTTACCAGGAAAAAATATGGCGGGGATGTGGCTGTTAAAAGCCTCTGGATAATGCCTTCAAATGATGTATCGCTGGTATTTGATGATGAAGGGGTATTTGGCAGTAAAGGTGATATATATTACTGGTATTCTGACAAATACAGCGGTGAAAGTTATATGTTCCCGTCTTCTGATGTCCTGCATTTTAAAACATCAATGTCATTTGATGGGCTTACAGGCACACCAGTAAGGGATATGCTGAAAGAAACAGTATGTGGAGGGCTGGAAAGCCAGAAGTTCCTTAACAATCTTTACAAAGAAGGGCTCACAGCCAGGGCAGCATTATATTACAGTGGTGACTTAAGCCCTAAGCTGAAAAAGAAACTTGTAGCACAGTTTGAAGAGTATACAAGCGGCGCAAATAATGCAGGGAAGTTTGTGCCTGTCCCTATAGGCTTCAAGTTAGAACCGCTAAATATAAAACTTACAGACAGCCAGTTTTTTGAATTAAAGAAATACAGCGCATTGCAGATAGCAGGAGCATTTGGCATAAAGCCGAACCAGATTAATGATTATGAAAAAAGCAGCTACGCAAACAGTGAAATGCAGAACATTTCCTTTTACATTGACACAGAACTGTATATTTTAAAGCAGTATGAAGAGGAAATTAATTATAAGCTTCTTACACCAGGGGAAATAAAAGAAGGGAAATATTTTAAATTTAATGAAAATGTTATCCTGCGCACTGATGCGAAAAGCCAGGCGGATATCCTTACAAGTTATGTGCAGAACGGGATATATACACCGAATGAAGCCAGGGCATATACAAACAAGCCAGGCATGGACGGCGGTGACAGCCTTGTGTGCAATGGAAGCTATATAAAGGTATCTGAAATAGGAAACAGCCAGGGAGGGGATGGAAATGCCGAAAATTTTAAATTTACAGAAGAAGGACAGCCAGGGCAAGTATGAAGCACTGGGAAGCATTGAAATACGCAATGAAACAGAAACGTCCGCAGACCTTTGCTTTTTTGGCGATATAAACAGCGAAAGCCTGGGGGAATGGCAGAAATATTATCCAGAAGATAAAGCACCAAAGGATGTACAGGACTTTTTAGACCAGCTGGGTGACGTGGAGAAATTAAATGTCCATATTAACAGCGGCGGTGGTTCTGTCTTCGGGGGCATTGCAATCTATAACATATTAAAACGCCATAAAGCAGAAATTACAGTATACGTTGAAGGGATTGCCGCAAGCATTGCATCAGTGATAGCAATGGCAGGGGATAAAATTATCATACCTTCAAACGCACAGATGATGGTGCATAAGCCAAGCAGCATTACATGGGGCAATGCGGATGATATGCGCAAGGAGGCGGATATTTTAGACGGATGCCAGAAAGTCATATTAAACACTTATATGCAGCACGCAAAAGAAGGCATAACGCCAGATCAGATAAATGCGCTTATTGATGCTGAAACATGGAAAAATGGTGAGGAATGGCAGGAATATTTTAATATTGAAGTATCAGAAGAAAGCAGTGTTACAGCATGTGGCAGCAGTTACTTTGACAAATATAATAATTTTCCTGGAAAGAAGGAAGAAAAAACAATGCCAGATGCTGATAGTATAGCAGAGGCAGTAGCAGAACGGCTTGAAAAAAAGTTTGGAAAGGATTTTCCAGGAAACCACATGCCAGAAGAGAACCAGGTTAAAAATGAAATATCAGGAATACTTGAAGATTTAGACTATTGTATCTAGGTCTTTTTTATTTGCAAATCAAGGAGGAAAAACAGCATGCCGAAAGAATTAATGGAACTTTTAGACAGCATAAAAGCAAAGAAACAGGAAATAAGGGATTTATGTGCGGGAAACAAGATTGAAGATGCTAGGAATGCCAAAGAAGAATTAAAAGAGTTACAGGCAAAATTTGACCTGCTTTATGACCTGGAACAGGAAAAGCAGGAAGACGCAGAACAAAAAGCAAAAAATGGTACAGCCAAGAAACTGGAAGATAAAGAAAAGAAAAATGCCATTGCTTTTGTAAATGCAATAAAAGCGGCAGCAGGAAAAGGTTCTTTATCCGAAGACGACAAAGAAATATTAAATGCCATGAGGGAGGGCACAGACGAAGACGGCGGGCTTACAGTCCCACAGGATATAAGGACATCTGTAAGGGAATTAAGACGTGGTGAGGATGCTCTTGAAACACTTGTAAATGTAGAACATGTCACAACATTGTCTGGCAGCAGGGTTATTGAAAAACATGCAGACCAGACCCCGTTTGACAATGTGGATGAAGCAGCAGAATTTCCAGAAGTTTCAACACCGCAGTTTGAAAAAATAGATTACAAGGTAAAGAAAAAGGGCGGTATTTTAAAAGTCACACAAGAGCTTTTAGACGACAGTACAGAAAATATTATTGCTTACCTTAAACGCTGGCTTGCAAAGAAATCAAAAGCAACAAGGAATTTTATGGTTGTTGCAAAGGTACGTGAAATTACAGCTGGGGAAGAAATAGCAGTAGAAGGGCTTGACGATTTAAAGAAGATATTCAATATCACCTTAGACCCTGCAATAGCACTTACATCAGGCGTTGTTACTAACCAGGACGGGTATAACTGGCTTGACTCATTAAAAGACAAGGATGGCAGGTATATCTTACAGCCAGAGCCTGTAAAACCAACAAATATGTTACTGTTCGGGAAATACCATGTTAAAAAGATAGGGAATAAAACCCTTCCAAGCGTGGAAGCAGAAGGGGGTTATAAAGTACCTCTTATCTGTGGGGACTTAAAAGAGGCTGTGACAATATTTGACCGCGAAACCCTTAGCATAGACATATCAAATGTTGCGGGCGATTTCTGGAAAACAGACCAGACAGGCTTTAAAGCGCGTGAACGCCTTGACATTAAGGAAGTTGACACAGAGGCAGTTGTCATGGCAGAGCATCTTATAAAAACAGACAGTACCGCAGCAAAGACGGCGAAAGCATAATAACCAGGATGGTGTGGTAAATGGTAATAACATTGCAGGAAGTTAAGGAATATGCCAGGATTGACATTGACGAGGATGACCAGTTAATACAGGGGCTTATAACGGCAGCAGAAGAATACCTTAAAAACGCAACAGGGAAAGAATATCCTGCGGCAGATGGCAAAGGCAACAAAATAGATTACGGGCTTGAAAAGATATATTTACAGCTTTTAATTTCTTACTGGTATGAAAGCAGAGCACCTGTTGGCAGGACTGGTGAAGATTTTAACCGCATGACAAAATCCCTTCTTTTGCAGTTACAGCTTAAATAGCAGGTGGAACATGGATATAGGACGTACAAATAAAAGGGTGGCATTTTGCAGGCTTAAAGAAAAAACAAATGCCCTTATGCAGACAGAACAGGAAATAGAAGAGGTAAAAACTGTATGGGCAGGCATAGAGCCAATGCGCGGCAGGGAATACCAGGAGGCACAGCGCATAAGGCCAGAACTTACATACAAGGTGACAACAAGATACCATAAAGAGGTAACACCTGACATGTTTATAAAATATAAAGACAGGTATTTTAATATCATATCCGTTATAAATGTCAGGGAAAGGAATGAGATGTTAGAAATTATCTGTACAGAAAAGATTATAAAAAAATAAGCTGCTATATCAGCAGGTGGCGTCATATTTTGTTGAAATATGCAGGAATATATGGTAAAATCCATAGCGTTACCGTCCCCAAATCTGGTAACAGGGAGGGGGTGCACACATGGAAGCTTTCTACTCCTTTTTAGTTTCCGTTATGGCTGGGGTAGTATGCCACTACATCATTAAGTGGTTAGACGGTGACGAATAACGGTAATTAACCCGAATGGAAGACCTCACCATATAAGAGGAAGAACCCCTGGAAGTACTGCCTATACTCCCAGGGGTTCAGTCTTTTTGCCCACATGGACATTCTACTCCTTTTTTGCCTGGATATACAATAACATATATGCCAGGTAAAATCAAGTATATACAGATTAAATAAATTTTATGAGTAACAAAAAGCCCCAGTGTCTACACCACTGGGGCTTTTTGCGGCTGTCCGCTATGGACTTTTACTATCACCCGCCTGTACACAATATACCATACCAAGCAGACAAAATCAAGCATATATAAACAATTTTAAATGGAGGGATGCAGATGGCAGCAGGTTTTGAATTTGAAGTCCAGGGGCTTGAGGAACTGGAAAAGGATTTGACAGAAGCCATAAGGAAGTGTCCTGTACAGGCAGAGAAAACCCTTTTAAAGCTGGCAAAAAAGTTTAAAAAGTCTGCAAAACAGAGGGCAGAAACAGAGTTACAGCCACATGAAAGGGAAGGGGAAGAACAGGGCAAATCCATAAGTGAAAAATGGGGACATAAAAAAGTTGGGGACAATCTGGGAATGGCTGTGCTTGTCTATAACAGTGCAAGACATTTCCATTTAATTGAAGACGGGCATAACCTTGTCAAAAACGGCAAAACCATAGGTTTTGTGCCTGGAAAACATATAATGGAGAAGACACGCAATGAATACAAGGACATTGTAACAGAGGAGTTCCAGAAAATGACGGATGATATTTTAAAAGAAGGTGGTTTAGATTAAATTCACAGAGATTAAGAAAGCAGTTAATGCCCTTCTGCATGAAAAATACCCTGGATATAAAATATACGGGCTTGAAGTAAGGGAAGGGTACGAAACCCCGTCATTTTTTACAGAAATAATTGATAAGGGCAGCAGCATGGAAACAAAAAACTTTGCCAGTGGAGGTTTTACAGTTAAAATTACATATTTCCAAAGGGAGAAAAACGAAGCAGACCAGCTTGAAAAAGCAGATGAAATAAAGGAACTTTTCAGGCTGGTCTTCCAGGTTGGCAAAAGAAAGCTTACAACAGGGGAGTATTCGCACAGCTTTGTGGGTGAATATTCAGACATTTTGCAGATAAGCATTGATTTTGACTATAAGGAAAATACCTTTAAAGAAGATACTGCACCACTGGCAGAAAAAATATATTTAAACACAGGACAGGAGGGATAAGGTGAACGCACCAAGTATTGACATAAGTTTTATTGAAAAAGGCATATCTGCCGTTACAAGAAGTGAAAGGGGCATTGTCATTTTATGGGTAAAAGATGCATTGCCACCATTTTTGAAAAATCCCATAACTGTGGTAACAGAAAGTGATATACC